GATAAAACTTCTATGCCAGTGATTCAAGATCCACGAACCGCTAAAGTGATGAGTCAATTACCATTAAAGAAACCTGAAGATATTACTTTTGGAACGGATAAAATTCATTACAAAGTAAAACCAGGTATGATGATTTTCTTTCCTGCTTATTTAGAACATCAATATATTGTTGATGATGCAGTAGAACCATTTAGATTTATTCATTTTAATTTACAAGCAGTAAGAAAAATGATAACAGATACGGTTAGAACACAAGCTAAACAAGAAAGTCAATGTTAGGAGAATAATATGAGTTTTGAAAAAAATGGATATACCGTAATTAAGAAAGCAATTTCACCAGAGATTGCAGAATTTGTCTATAAATATTTTTTATTAAAAAGACAAGTAGCAAGAACTTTATTTGATACTAAATACATTTCACCAATGACAGAATATTGGGGTGTATGGAATGATCAACAAATTCCTGAAACCTATTCTCATTATGGAGATGTAGCAATGGAAACTTTACTAACAGAAGTAAAACCCATTATGGAAAAAGAAACAAAATTAAAATTAATTGAGACGTACGCGTACGCACGAATTTACAAAAAAGGGGATATTTTACACAGACATAAAGACAGGTTTAGCTGTGAAATATCCACCACCCTTAATCTAGGTGGAGATGATTGGCCAATTTATATTAATCCTAACAAAGAAGAAGGGAGTCAAGATAAAGACGGAAAGTATGTACCTTCTAAAGCTAAAGGAGTGAAAGTAGATTTAAATCCTGGCGATATGTTAGTGTATAGAGGAAATTTCTTAGAGCATTGGAGAGATGCTTTTAAAGGAGAAAACTGTGGTCAAGTATTTTTACATTACAATAATAAAGCCACTAAAGGCTCAGAAGATAATAAGTTTGACAGAAGGCCACATTTAGGACTTCCCGCTTGGTTTAAAAAGTGATATAGTTTTCCCACGCTAGGATAGATTTTCACCACACCTCAAATCTGTCCTGGCACCTTATTTAGTGGAGATTTATGTTACAAAAGGTACAATTTAAACCTGGATTTAATAAACAACAAACTTCTACCGGGGCTGAAGGCCAATGGGTAGATGGTGATAATATACGTTTTAGATATGGGCAACCTGAAAAAATAGGTGGTTGGGAAGAATTAGTAGCCAATACTATTGCAGGACCAGTACGAGATCAACATACTTGGACAGATTTAAATGGTGTTAGATACGCAGCATTAGGTACCTCTAAAGTATTAGTCATTTATTATGAAGGTGCTTTTTATGATATTACTCCTTTAGAAGATGCTGTCTCTGGTTTTACTTTTGATTCAACTACAGGAAGTGCAACCGTTACTGTTAATAAAGTAGCTCATGGTATTGCGGTAGGAACTTATATTACTTTTACCGTAGTTAGTTTACCAGGAGGTGGAGTTACAGGTTTTTCATCCTCTCAATTTACTAATAATACTTACGAAGTTATTTCAGCAAATGATGATACATTTACTATTACTATGTCCACTACAGAAAGTGGAACAGGAATGTCGGCACAAGGATCTGCTACCATTAGAGCTTATGTAACTATAGGACCTGTATTTCAAACTTCAGCATATGGTTGGGGAACAGGGCAATATGGAGAAGAATCATGGGGAACAGCAAGATCATCTACTACCGTTGTATTAGATCCAGGTTCCTGGTCTCTTGATAATTATGGCCAGTTATTAGTAGCAACTATTAGAAATGGAAAAACATATACATGGACTCCTTTAGCAGGAGAACCTGCAGCATTAACTACCAGAGCAACTGTAGTACCAGGTGCTCCTACTAGATCTTTAATGAGTTTAGTATCGGATAGAGATAGACATTTATTTTTAATGGGAACAGAAACAACTATTGGAACAGCATCTACACAAAATAGAATGTTTATAAGATTTTCTAATCAAGAAAATATAAATGTATGGAATCCTACTGCAACCAATACAGCTGGAACATTTACCTTGGACCAAGGAAATGAAATTATAACAGCAGTTCAGGGTAAGGATTACGTATTAGTACTCACGGACCAAGCAGCTTATGTTATGCAGTTTGTGGGACCACCTTTTACATTTTCATTAAGACAAGTAGGTTCTAACTGTGGATGTTTAGGACAACACGCAGCAATCTATGCACAAGGTGCTGTTTATTGGATGGGATTTGGTGGTGGATTCTTTATGTTTGATGGTACGGTTAAACAATTACCATCTTTAGTGGAAGACTTTGTTTTTACTACACAAGGAACTGGTTTAGGAATTAATTATGATGCTAATCAAATATCTTATGCTTATCATAATTCTTTATATAACGAAGTAGGATGGTTTTATGCTTCTAATAATTCTCAACAAATTAATAGAAATGTAGTGTTTAATTTCTTAGAACAAAGTTGGACTACCGGAAGTTTGGCTAGAACATCTTATTCAGATGCACATACCTATAATTTACCTTATGCAACTCAATTTAATAGAACAGGAACACCTACGTTTCCAGCTATTCAAGGAGTTACTAATATTTATGGTTCTTCTAGATACTGGGCTCATGAAACAGGAGTTAATCAAGTAGAAGCTGATGGAACAACCACTGCTATTAGTTCTTATATTCTATCAGGAGATTATGATTTATCGGAACAAGGTCTTGCCGGAGATGGTGAATATATTATGAGAGTATCCAGATTTATTCCTGACTTTAAAAATTTAGCAGGTAATGCAAAGATAACATTATATTTTAGAAACTATCCCGCAGAAACTGCATTAAGTGATTCTAATGGACCATTGATTACTGGACCATTTACTATTAGTACTACCACTAATTTTATTAGTACTAGAGTAAGAGGAAGACAGGTTAGTTTAAAAATTGAAAATGATGCGGTAGGTGAAACCTGGCGTTATGGAACATTAAGACTTGATGTTGCAGCTGGAGGAAGAAGATAATGGCAAAGATTACCGCAGTATTTCCAGATGTTATTATGGATCAACAAACTGGAGTAGATAATCATAGACAGTTAGTAGAGGCTTTAGATACACAAAAGAACCAATTAAATTTTGGTTATCAAGAAGATTTAAAACAAGAGATGCAACGATTTGCATGGTTCAATATGAGGTTTGGTTGTTAATGAGTTGTAATAATGTCAATGTAGAACCAGTGGTCATTGGTGGTGGTAATGGATCCACAGCTTATGATGCATTTGGTAGATTAAGAGTTTCTAATCCTTTAACTATCTTTGATTCTAAAAATATTATGTCAAAGAATACACTCTTTGATGAATCATTAACAGGATCAGGAACAGTTACTTATACAGCGAATAAATCTACCGTCAATTTAAATGTAACAGAAGTATCAGGTGATAAAGTAATAAGACAATCCAAAAGAGTTATGTCTTATCAACCAGGTAAATCATTATTAAATTTAAATACTTTTGTTATGAACACATTGACAGCTAATCTTAAACAAAAGGTTGGTATGTTTGATGCTAACAATGGAATATTTTTTTATGCAGATGGTACTACGTTAAAAATAGTTAGACGTACTTATGTAACAGGATCACCAGCAGATACAGAAGTATTACAATCTGCTTGGAATGGAGATAAGTTAGATGGAACAGGTGCATCAGGTTATACATTAAATCCAACATTAGCTTCTATTTTATTTATGGACTTTGAATGGTTAGGTATGGGAGCTGTACGAGTTGGTTTTGTGATTGACGGTAAATTTATAGTCGCTCATACATTTAAAAATGCAAATGATTTATCTACTGTTTATATGCAAACAGCGAGTTTACCTATAAGATATGAAATTGAAACAGCTGCAACTTTAGCTGCTGGTACTTACACATTACAACAAGTGTGTTCAACAACTATGATTGAAGGGGGCTATGCTCCTTATGCTGTAAATAATATTTTAGATACAGGAGCTGTATCAACAGGAGTTAATCTATCAAGCGCTGATACTTGGTATAATATTTCAACCATTAGAATTAAATCAGGTAGACCTTATGCAGTTATTGTGCCTTCAGGGATAGATATATTGAACATATCTAATAATGATTTTGAGTTTGGTTTATTTAAAAACGCAACCCCCTCTTCTGCATTTTCTTACACTAGCTTTTCAGATAATGTAGAATATGATAAAACGACAGTTAGTTTATCTGCAACAGGAACTAGAGTTGCGGGCGGTTACTTAGGTGGTAAAACTGCTCCTTCTGTTTTTGGAGGACCTGACTTTATTGCTTTTGATTATCAAATAGGACAAACAATAGCTGGAGTTTCTGAAACATTAACTTTAGCAGTAAGAACTGGTTCTGCAAATGGAGATGCTTGTGGAATATTTAAATGGATTGATTTAACATAATGGCAAATTTTTATAAAAACGCATTCTATGATCCAAGTACCACGGCTGCTGTGACAGTATACACATGTCCTTCTAATGCTAATGCCATTGTACAAAATATACAAGTAACCAATGAATCAGGATCTAAAAACGTAAAAGCTTATATTTATGATTCTTCCGTGACTACTAATTTTGAAATAGCCTTTGCTGCTATCTCGGGCCCTACTATATGTAACCTGGCCAAAGGACCTATTATATTGGAAGAAAGTGATTCTATAAAACTTGAAAGTTCTGATACATCTGCTATAAGTGCTACATTAGCAATCTTAGAAATAAGCAGAGATGATCAGAATGGATAAAGAATTAGTAACAATAGAAACTGAAACTAAACAAACATTTAGAAGTAAGTCTACTCATAAAACATATTCTACTAAAGAAGAGTTTTTACAGTATCATCAAGAAGATGATTTAGCAGTAGATACAGCAGTAACGGTAACCAATAAAGGATTAGACTTATTACAGAAAGTAATGGGAAGAAAGTAACTATGCAAGCACCACGTGGTGGTACCGAATTACAGTTTGAGTATTTAAGAAAATATGTATCTAAAGATCTATTAGATCAAGTACAAATTACTACTTCTGTCCCAGAAAAAATACCATTACATCCAACTAAATTAAACATTCTTTGGCAAAAGAATTCATATGATCAACCTAATCTTGCACCATGGTTTAAGGATAAATCTAACCATAGTAAATATGATTGGTATGTATTCAATTCACATTGGAACTTTGAAAAATTTAGAATGATGTTTGATATACCATGTGAGAAATCATTAGTAATTAAGAATGGTATTGACGATATAAAATCAAGAGATCTTAATGAAAAAACAGATACTATTAAACTTATTTTTCATCCAACTCCTTGGAGAGGTTTAAATGTGATGTTAGCTGCAATGCAGATGATTAACAATCCTAAGATACAACTAGATGTATATTCTTCTTGTGAAGTATATGGATCTTCTTTTAAAGAAGCTAATGATAAACAATATGAAGGATTATATGAACAAGCAAGACAATTACCTAATGTCAACTACATTGGTTATAAACCAAATGAATATATAAAAGAAAATTTACATAAGTATCATATCTTTGCTTATCCTAATATTTGGGAAGAAACGTTTTGTATTTCAGCACTAGAAGCAATGGCAGCTGGTTGTTATTTAATTACTACTAATTTCGGAGCTTTATTTGAAACTTGTGCAGAGTTTGCATCTTATGTTCCTTATCAAAAAAATTATTTAAATTTAGCAAAAGGTTTTGCTATAGCAATTCAACATGCAGCTAAAGGACTTGAATCACCTGGAGTTAAAAAACATTTAGAATATCAAATAGAATATGCCAATCAATATTATAACTGGACCAAACAAGGAAATGCTTGGACAAGATTTTTACAAGGAGCAATAGATGCAAGACGCAAGTAAACCTATATGGGTTAATCAACAACCAAAAACACTTAATGTAAGTGCTTTACCTTCTATCTTTGTAGCAACTCCGGTGCATAGTGAATGTTCTATTCATTACACACAAGCTTTATTAAAATTTCAACAAACCTGTTTAGCCAATGGTGTATTGGTATCTTTCTCTTTATTAAAATCTTCTTTAGTTACACAAGGTAGAAATTTATGTGTCAATGCATTTATGGAAGAATGTAAAAATCATAAATACTCTCATATGCTATTTGTGGATTCAGATATTGAGTTTTCTTTTGCAACCATTATGAAACTAGTTGCAGCCGATAAAGATATTGTTGCTGCACCTTATCCATTAAAAGCTTTGGACTGGGATAAGATAGCAAGTAGGATTAAAACTAGAAATATTGAAGATGGCGATACTATGTCCAAGAATGGTTTTACTTGGCCTATTAAATTAGAAGGTAAAGATCATATTTCTATTACAAATGGAATAGCAGAAGTATCTCACGCGCCCACGGGATGTATGTTAATTAAAAGAGAAGTGTTTGAAAAAATGATTAAGGAGCTTCCTGAATTAAAAATTAATCAACCAACTATTGTAAATGGTAAAATGGTTGAGAAAGAATTTATGTATAATTTCTTTGATTGTTATCATGAACCAGAAACTAAGAAGTATTACGGTGAGGATTTTGGGTTCTGTAAACGATGGACTGAAATAGGTGGTAAATGCCATATTTTAGTTGATGATTATATTACGCATATTGGTGAGTATCGTTATACGGGTCGTTTAATGGATGATCTACAGTTCAAAAAAGATTGACGTTTCAAAAGAAATCAAGTAAATTAACACTTTTACAGGTTTCATTCCCTGCTCATTTATATATAATACTAACTATTAAATTATGGCGATTTCGAGAATGCAAATGAACAGACAATTATATGCAGGGGGAGGAATTTTATCA